CTAATTGGCGCTTGCGGCGCATACAGTACCTTGTGATACCACACCGCCCAAAAGCTGCAAAAGTTGAGTGGTTAGCTCTGGCGATTGATTCAGCAATTCGATTACCTTTTCCGTCAATTCCGATAACGCCATGCAAAGCTCGTTATGCAGACATTTCTTTTCATAGACCTCCTGTGCTGATGGTGTGAACAACAGAGCTTGCAGTTCGATCCCGTCATCCCTGTCAAGGGAGAAATACGCCTTATGGCGGCGAATGTATTGACGCTGCGCTCGTTCGATTTGCCGATATAGCATCAAAAGCTGTGCAACCTCGTCCGGCACTTCGCACATAACATCGGTGGAATATATAGACGAATAGAAATCTCTCAAATTGATTGTTTTCATAAGTAACCTCCGTAAAATCTTGATTTTTGAATGGAAAATCAAGAAGAAACGGAGGCGCTCGGGCGCTATATACGCAAAAAGCACCCATACCGACAAGGTATCGAGTGCTTTTATCTGCTGTTATGTCTGCGTTATCTAAAAATTCCACATAATGTGGAATTAGAAGTTCTTCTATCGGCCGGATTGAGCTGATGACGCAGGCAAAGCTTTTTTTGACAGCTTTCCCATACGTCTTGAAGGAGTATTAGGTTTGCGGTGTCTGGTATACATCGCGGCTCCCTCAAGTCCCATCGGCCAAAGCTGAAAAGGCAACAATAAATAGTCCTCCCAAAATCCATCTATTTGGGAAGTTGTACGCATTACGGTCTATTCAGCTTTCAAATGGGCTTTCGTGTATTTCCACGCCGTTTTGTATGGAGAAAGCTCAGTGTTATCCCTTTATAGTTCTAATATTTATGGTATTGTGTATTCCTTTCGCAAGAAAGCCTAATAGGGCAAAATATATGCAGGAGGTGAACAAGCAGTGCCAAGAAAATTAGAAGAATTAGGGCAAATCATCGAAACTGCCCGTGTTGATAAAGACTATTCCCGCGAAAAGCTCTCGGAGCTGGTGGGAGTTTCGACAAAGCATATATATAACATTGAACATAACGGGGCTAGCTATTGTAAGGATTCCGTTAGAATAGCTTGCCTTGTAAAGGCTACTTTGCGGGATGTTGTTGGCATAACTTTTCCCACCGCCATAATTCGACGACCGATCAGTATAATATCCATATGCAAACCCTATGCCGCCGTATTGCGCACGCATTGCAATATCGTATGGTTCCCGTGTGATAACAATGGCGTATGCTTTCGGCTTGAACGGAATCCCGGTTATAACCAAATTGGGGCTGTTTGTGCCGCGAATGGTACCAACTATTTTTCTATCAGAACCAGCGCCGACGTTCGTAATGCCTATTGATTTCCTCCGTCCGTATCGCATAATGCGTTTTTTGAGCGAGCTGCGCATGTGTATAAGGCTGCAGCATTCGGTGCGTATTGTACAAGATACTTACGTCCAGCACGATATTCAGCGGCACCATTTCATCCAGCATGCGCGCAACTTCTGCGAGCATGTCTTTGCGGCCTAGGTCTAGGCGTATCGTCAGCCGCTCATCGGATATGCTCAGGTCTGCCGTGTAGCCATCGCCGACCAGCGCCTGCAGGGATGCATGCATCTGCCTTTCCGTGTATGGAAGCTTGCTATTTAAGCGCGTGGCCACGCGGAAGCGGCGCAGCGTCAGGTCGTCGCCGGTCGCGGGGATGATCCGCAGGATATGCTCCCAGCGCCGGATGATTGCGGAATCCGCGTCCAAAATCACGGCGTTTTTTTCCAGCTGTTGTTGCAGTTCAACGAGGTTGTTCACTTCGGGATCGACGGCATCGCCGATCCCCTGATAGTCCTTGATCAGCCGCAAAAAGCCCGGCAAGTACTCGATGTAGGTACGCATTTTATATCTCCATAAGCGTCACGCTGCCCAGCGTCGGCACCTCATAGCTTGCATAGTCGGCGTCCAGAATCAGGTTTGCCGCAGCACCGTTGATCTTCGTGTCCATCACGTCCAAAACGCTGGTCAAATTCAGGAGGATGGATTCGATTCTCGCCACGCGTACCACCGATTGCTCGAAAGAAATCTCTTGCAGATAAGCCGCGAGCGCATCTTCCGCTTCCGTCGTCACCTCAGCGACCGATGCACCGGAAACCGGCGTGACGGACGCGGAAATATTAATCACCTGCGCGGTCACGGATTTGACCAGCACACGGTGGCCAATCGGTGCGAGGCCGATCCCCTCGCCGGAGGAGGCGACAGGGTCGATCGCGTCCTGTACGGTGGCGACAAGCTCGTCGCTTGCGACGCCCATGTCCGTGCCGCAGATCACACAGGTCACATATACGCCCGCTTCCGGCCGGCGAAAGGCATGTACACCGCCCACACCCGGCATCGTTATGATCTCCTGCTCGTACGCCGCGCGGTTCCCGGCAAAGGCCCGCGCGTTTACGGTCTTATAGTATCGGGCACGGTAGTCCTCGTCGTTTTCCTCATCGCCGCCCTGGATCAGCACATCCGTCAAGGTTGCTACCGCCAGCCCCGATACGTTGTCTACTGGCAGGATCGCGCCGAAGTAAGCGTTTCCGATCAGGCCCGCCTGCTCGCACACCAGCTTGTAAATGCCAGCCGACACTTGATCTGTGACCGCGTATGTGACGCCGCCGCCCGAAAATCGGGTGCCGATCGGTATAGTAGCGGGCGTACCCACCTCATCCGCATAAAATTCGGCCTTCCGTACCGCCTGCGTGGCGGCAAGCCGGTTCACGCCCTGCTGCCCGTTTACGCGATCCTGATCCGCGCCGCGCGCAGTATCGGGCATCATGGTATCCTGCACATTATCAATGTGCAGCCGTACCTCCTCCAGCTGCTCAGATACCGGACCGATCGCATGATAGATCAGGCTGCCATCGCGCTTGTCTACGTCGTTTGGCACGCGGGCGAGCATGTCGGCCATAATTTGTGCCGCTGTCCTCATGCTGGCACCTCCGCATTTATTTTTTGTGTCCCATAGATCGTATCGATCCAGAACATGATCACGTCGCCATCGAAAGTAAAATCCCTCACGTCGCGGATCCGGTCATCCTCAAGCAGCGCTTCCCGAATCATGCGCGGTGCTTCCGCGCGCACATAGTCGGATGGTTTGCCGACCAACATATGCAGCTCGCTTCCATATTCCCATGGCAGGTACAGGTACGCATATCGCTCGGTCAGCAGCGCGCACTGCGCCGCCTGCCCGATAGCGGCGTTGCCATCGATCATGCCACCCCGGATGCTGCCGCGCACACGCCCAGCCGCAAAATCCAGCCGCCATGTGCGGGATGGGACTTCTATCGGCTCGTCGGCAATCGTAATGTTTGGGATAATCACACTGTTACCTCGCGCTTTTCGCTATATTTTTGAATCCGGTCGAGCAGGATGTACATCTGCCTGCCGTCCGCGCGCGGCTGCGTGATCAGCAGCACGCCGTCGCCGACCTTCAGGGGATTGCGCAAAACAGCCTTTTCATAGCTACCCACCTTGACGGACAGTCCGATCGCGGCATCGGAAATGTACAGGCTTTGCTCCGTGATTTCAATTTTATTATTCAGGCGAATCTTCAGCGGCTTTACGGATGAAACAACGCCCGTCTGATACCCGCCGCGCCCGGAGTCCTGCAGATACTTCGATATGATTTGCTTTACCTGATTCGGTGTGCAAAAACCCATAAAAGCCTCCAGTATTTGCGACGCGTCTATGCGCGCCGAAGGCGTTTGTATGATAAGCTCGGCATCCATATCACTTGTCCATCATTACTAATCTGTCTCCCACATGGATTTTGTTGGGATTTGTGATCACGTTCTTGTTTTTTTCGTAGATATCGCGCCACCTAGTACTATCTCCATACTGCGATTTCGCAATGGACGACAGGCTGTCCCCTTCAACAACCGTATAGTTTTTCAGCATCGGCGGCGTGTTTTCCCGTGTGGTGATCCCGTATCTGGTCGTTCCGCCGATCTGCACAGACTTCACACCATACGCGCGATACTCTTTCAGTTTGATCTCATAGTAGTACTCGCCGATTTGGCCGTGCCGCTCCTCGTGCTTCCACGACTCTATACTGCACAGCATGTTGACGTCCATGCCGACGCCGGTTACGATCAGGCGCACCGGCTGCCGGGCGTCGATCGCCGCGTAGATCCGGTTTATAAAAGACTGGGGCGATATGCTCGCCCCATCCACGGAAAACGGATACCGCACATCCGAAACCAGGCTTTTTATGGTGCAGGACGCAAGCTTTCGGCATCCTAAAAAAGTGACTTCGCCCAAGGAAATAATGTCTTGGGATTTGTTATCCACGCTAGCCGCGAAAGCCAGCTCATCCAACGGGTTGACCGGCAGCAGCATGCCGCCAAGATACGTTTTTACGCCCATGCGCGTCTCCTTTATGGGACGGGCAGCAGTTCATACAGCCCAGACAGTCCCGTATCAATCTCCTCCTGCGCTTCGCTTTCCAGAGTGCGCCGGATGTCATCCAAGCTTTCGCCCTGTGTGATGTTGGCGTTGGCTTGCATGCCGCCGCCCTGGTAGTTCAGATAGAAAACGTTGCTTTTCCATGCTTTATTCCTCCGGCGCGGCAGGCGTCGCGTTTTCTTCCGGCGCTCCGCTCGCCTTGTCCTTTTTTGCCTTCTTCGGCTCCCCGAGCTTCTCCCAGCCGTCATCCATCATGGCGGCCGCTTTCTGCGGATCTTCCACGACCCGGACAATGCAATCTTTGATGAGTTTCATTGTTATACCTCCGTATTTTTTGTCAGGCTCAACTCGCGGCGGTAATCACGCCGATGGTATTCACCTTGCGCTTCATCACCCAAGCGTCGTACACATAGCGCGCCTGGATCGCCGTGCCGTCAAAGCGCTGGTTGATGTCGGGGCCAAACTCCTTCAGTGCGTCCACCTTGCCGAGCGCCTTGACCGCTTCGATACCGCAGATGATAAAGTGAATCTGTTGGCTGGTCGTGTCCGCCACGATGCCGCCGTCCGTCTGCCCGGAAGTCTTGCCGTCGTTGATCTTGATCACGGTCTGCAGGCGGGTTTTCGGCACCCACAGGATCGGCAGATCGTCGATGATCGTCACGTCGTCGTACGTGACGCCATTGATGGACACGCGTTCGTTGAAGTAAACGCGGTGCCTATTCGTGGACGAGGTTTCCGGCACAAGATTCTTGAGGTTCAGCGCGCCGACACACACCAGCTCCATGGCTTTTTCGCTGTCGTCCTCTACGATGGACTTGAGCGCGTTCAGTTCCGACAGGATGTTGGCCGCCGTGATGTCCTTGGCAACGATATGCGTGCCCTTCAGCGCTGTATCCGCGTTGATCGCGGCGTAGACCCGGTTAAAACGGTAGCTGTCCTGCTCGCGGACAAGCGGGCCGCGCGCGAACTCCCGCACAACGTTGCTGGCCGTAGCGATATAGCGCGAATCGCCGGGAGTCATACGATCAAGCGCGAACTCTATGCCGCGATCCTGCGCGAAGTTATAATCGTTCCACTTGGTTTTGACCGTGCCGGACGGATATGCGCCGGACGTACTGTTGGGGTCGTAGTCGCCGAGGCCGGAGACTTCGATGTCCGCGATCTTGACGGTCGCGCCGCCGTTGTACTCGATGTCCTCCGCAGGAGGCGTCATCCAGCCACTTTTTGATCCGGCGATAAGCTCCTCGTCAATGATGTTCTGATAGATCGCGGCGTTTTCAATGCTGTTTGCCATGGGTTATGCTCCTTTCTGCCTTAGCGGCGGCCAAGAAAGCTGATGCCGCGCTTGCGCGCGGGCGCTTCCCCGGCGGTAGTCTGCTGCGCGGAGGGGGCGGGGGTAGTGCGCGCGCTGCCAAGCGCCTTGAAGCGCTCTTCCACGCCCGCGTCCACCGCCGCTTTGTAGATCTTCCCGAGCTCCGCGATACGCTCGTCGGTGGTCTTCTCGTCCGTGCCCTTCACATACGGCATGAAAGCCTGCGGCAGCTTGGCCGCGTCCAGCTGTTTCGCGGCATACTCGCCAAGCTCTTTGTCCGCGATCTTCGCTTTCAGCTCGGCCAGCTCCTGATCCGCTTTTTCACGCAGCTTCTTCTCGCGCTCGGCCTCGTTCAGCTTCGCAAGCTCTTCAGCCTCCTTGAGCGCCTTGTTGACCGCTTCCTGCATCTGCTCGGCGGTGTACGTGTCGCTCGCGGGCTGGGTGGGATTTGTGGGCTCCACAGGATTTGCGGCGGTGGGGACAGCAGCGGGTTCCGCAGGGGTTGCGGCGGGATTCACGGCGGCGGGATCCGCAGCCGGGGTTACAGAGTTGCTCATAAGTTACCTCCTGATTTTCTGGTTTTTGCATACTAAAAAAAGCCCCTGAAAAGGGCTTTTAGAAGTCGGTTAAATGGGGTTTACTTCAAGATTTCATAGCTTGCGATTTCGGGAATGTCAAGCTCAAGGCCAGCCATGTTGGAGTTTCCGTTGCGCCAGATGCTGACAGTATCTATTTCTGGATCATTGTCATATGCAGGGGTGAGGGCGTATACGAGCCCTGTTATGGCGCTTCCGTCGCGCATGTGAAAACGAACCATTTTCCCACGCAACGCGTAGTATTCGTTCATTTTTGGCCTCCTTTCACGATCGGTTCTGCTGGGACAACGTGTACGCCGGTTTTACTATAGTGAATATTAATCCATGTCGTCGGCGCGGGTGGTTTCCCATCCAAATACAGTATAACACCGATCGCCTTGCCTGTGTCAACTGTTTCACGGAAACTTGTTCCACGGAATTTCGGATGCCCAGTTCCGGCCAGCTTATTGACGAGTGCTTGCAGTTCATCCGGCCCGATCGTGAAATAGCTGCGGCCCTCGATATATCCTTCGCCCAGTAGGTGCCGCTTCTGCTTGCTCGTGTTGATCGTGATCGGCAGTTCGCCCGCGCGCCACTGTTCCAGCAGCCGGTATTGTTGCTTGCGTTCGGCCCATTTCGTGGGATCGCCATACTTTACAGTTTGGAAATCGGCAAGCGAGTCCTCGACCGGTACGCCTGCCTGCGCGTACTTTTCATACAGCACGAGGTCTTGCGCCGCGTTGCGCTGCATGGTATACCGCAGTAGTTCTTCCGGATCGCCCTGCACGTACTTGTTATACCACTGGTCATATGTCATGCTGGCAGGCACTTTATAGGCGTTCCCGTCCGAATCGCGCGCAAAGCGCGTGTTGGCGCTGTCGTCGTCCTCGGCCTCCGGAGGCCAGTGCTCAACCGCCACCGACCGGCAGTTCGGATGCAGCGGGGGAAAATTCAGCCCGATCTTCGCATCGTCCACATCGAAGATCATGCCGTCGCGCTCCCGGCAAACTTCGGACGTCAGTGCGTCAAGCACGGCCACAAATTTATATTGAGGCGCGCCGTTCGCACGCATGGACGCGAGCGTCGCTTGGGCGCGCATGCGTCCGACCTCGGTGCGGATCAGCGTCCGCGCTCTACTCTCGGACATTTTCATCTGAGCCGTAAGCTGCCGGATCATATCGGCTTTCGTCGTGCCGAGCGCAAGCCCGGAGCCTATGATTCGATTCAACCGTTCCGCCAGCTCGATGCGGTGTTTTCCCCATATGCGCTCCGAAAAATTGTGGGCGCGTATAGGCGTCTCCAGCGCCTGCGTCACCGCCTGCGGGTTGATACGTGCAAACGGCGTCGCAAGCCCCTGCCACTGATGCTGGCCATAGATCGTGCGGTAGTATGCGTCCTCGTAGTTCGCAACGCATTCCTGCCGGGTCAGGCCGTCCAGCCGTCCATACAGCGCGGTTTGCAGCTGGTTCAGCTGCATCTGCAGATACTGCAATCGATTGATCTGGCTCCCGGCGTGATACCGATCCAGAAGTCTGGTGGCGACATGGTCGGCCGGATACCGCTGCACGAGCGCGTGGTACTGCTCCAGCGTCAGCTCATATGCGCGCCGGTCTGAAAGGGAGGCATGCGCTTCCGCCATGGTCATCCCGGTGTCGGACGCATACCGCTGGTACCATTCTTCCAGCAACCGGCCGATCTCTTCGGAAGCATCCTCAAACAACCGGCTTGCGCCGTGCGCCGCCTTCCGCTGCCCTTTTACCAGCCGCAGCGTTTCGATCTTGGCGCGCTTGATCCAGTAGCGGTCACTCGTCATTGGTCAGCAAAGCCTCAACGTTGGACGGGAACTCGTCGTTTTCGGCGCGCGCCCGCTCATCCAGTCTTCGCTGCAGCTCATCCGACGCGTCCTTGATTTCCGGCCACATGCCAATCAGCGTTTCGTCCGACAACAGGCCGCGTAAATTGTTGATGATCTGCGATGTTTCAAGCAGGTTTGCGATGTTCGACCGATCGAAAGACAGCTTCACAGTGCGCCAATCATATGCGGTGCCGCGCCGTGCGTTTAAGTGCTCCGTCAGCAATCGGATCTTCTTCATTTCAGACGATGTGAAATACTTCTGCTTTTCGGTGGCAAGCTCCTCGATCCCAAAAAGCTTGTACTTCATGGCAACGCCGGAAAGATTCCCGGCAAAGCTTTCGTCCGTCAGGTTGGGGACGAGCGCCAGAAAGAAAAGGTCGCGGTAAACGCGGTTTTTGTAGTTTTCCGTGGGCGTGTCGGCGATGTTCTTGGTCACAAACTTTACATCGCCGCCGTCCGGCAGCAGCAGCAACCGCTCCTCTCGCATGGTGCGCAGGCTCGTCGCGGGATCTTCGTTGGTTTCCCCATCCAGACTGATTTCCTCCGCACCCGTGATCGCGAGGTAAGCGTCGGTGAAGTAGTCCAGATCGTTTGCCGTGTCGCTTTGTGCGCGGTCATATGCGTCGATCTGCGGGATCACGTCCTCGTAGTCGCCCTTTTGATCCGTGCTGTTCCAGCGGACGATCACGGGCACGTCGCTGTAGCCGTGGGCATAGTCGCCCGTCCGCATCCAGCGAGACGCGGTTCCCGCGCGCCGCTCGTAGGTATATACACGGTCTGCTGTGTAGACGTCCGCATGTTCAATGGCAGTTTCGATGCCTCCCACGATCTTCACGGTTTTATACAGGTAGATCACGAATATCAGGAAGCGGTCAATCCCCTCGCCATAGACCGGGATCATGTCGCTGGGCTGGATCGATGCGGTTCGGTCATTCCCATCCCGATCAATATACAGCAGCTCGAACGCGCGGCCGAATTTTGACATGCCTTTGGCCTCTTCATAGTGCTTCACCTCAGCCATGTGGGATTGATACAATTCATTGAGCGCATCTCTATACTCGGGATCCTCACATTCGATTTTCACGCCGCTCCCAAGGAAATACGCCGTTGCGATGCACGTGATATAGCGGGCAAACGCGTGCGCGATTCGGTTGTTCGGCTTACTGCCGTCCTTGAAAATTCTATTGCCGATCTCGTTCTCGTTCATATAGTAGCGATCTAGCCGCCTATATCGCTGCAAGTCAGCCATATGCCGCCGCGTGCAGTAGTCAATCAGCTCCGACCCGATCACAGTATCCTCCGGCAGTGCGATTATGACAGGCCGCTCCTTTGCTGGCCGGATGTCGTTCATATGCCAAATCTCCTTTTCTTTATGATCAGGCGCTTTTTCCGGCCGCCCTGCGCGATCGTGCGCAGACCCTCAAGCGCGTCTGGGCCGTCGTCGTGGTCGGCCATGGGGAAGTATTGCAGCTGCTCCAGCAGCAGCTTGTGCCTGCGCGAAAACTTGATGTACTTGTTTTTTATGTCCGGCTGAAGCGTCTGGATCCGCAGTACCTTATCGCTGCTTTGCGGTACCTCCTCGATGGGGAGATATATCCGCGCGCGGGCGCTGGATTTCGCCAACTGCTCTTTTTGGTATTTTGTTCTATGAGTGACAGTTCCTCCGCCCGGTGCTTGATGCTGTTCATCAACCCCACCCATGCCATTTGGTCGCTGGCTTTCAGTTCTTCGGTCAGTCCCTCGGTTTTCGCCATCTGCGCCATTATCTGCCCGACCTGCTCCCGCGCCGTCCTGTCGATCTCCAAGAGATGCTCGGTCAGCTTGCCGCTCATCAGAAGATGGCTGTACGTTCCCTTGCGGTTTTCCTTCAAAAAGCGTTTCCGCATCATCCCGTATTTGCCGATCCGTTCCATCGGCTGCTCGTCCATTTCTATATCGGGAATCAGATAATCCCCGTTCCTGCTGTACGTTATCTCGTTCATGGCTAACGCTCCTTTCGCTTTCTTTGTCAATTTCATTTTCTATCAGCATGATAGAATCCGCAAGTGTGTCGCGCTCCTGTTTTTCAATGCTCCGAACGCTGCGCTCTATTTGCCGCAGCACCATGACCGCAATATCTCCCGTGGCAGCGCCAAGCTGCGAAAGCTTTTGGGATGTGTTGAAATCAAACACGGGGATAAAGTCCTCATGCTCAAAGTATTCGCGCGCGTCAAAGCCCAAGCGCGTAAGCGCCATATATCCGATGCTTGCCTCCAGCGCCCGCTTAAAGCTCATCTCGATATTCAGCTTGTCAAGGTCGTCCAAGTAGCTGCCGTCCGTCACCTTATACAGCGCGTTTAGATAGTCCTCGGCGTTGTCCTCAACGGCGATATGAATGACGCCCATGATCTTATCGGGAAAGGGAAGTCCCGCATATTCGGGAATATCCCCAAAGTGGTCGGTAAGCTCGTCCATGACCTGCGCTTCATGTTCCTCGCGCAGTTCCCACAGCTTAAAAGGGATGTTATACCGCGTGTTGGTGTCGGACACGTCGTAAACATATTTAAGCGCGGGTCTTTCGCCGCTGTCGTCTATGAGTGCGATGCCCTTTGCGCCGCTGTTTATCCAGCGCCTAAAGCGCGGAAGATGCCATGTATCAAAGGAAGCGCAGGCGATGGCGTCCGGGCGCTGCGCATAGATCATGACCTGTTCGTGCCACGGGTATTTGTATAACCATGCGGCGGTATCTAAAAAGCTCATCCATTCCTCATGGGAACGGGTGAGCCGTTTCATGGTTTGAGCCGTTAGCTCGGACACCGTTTGAAGTTTTGTCGCCAAATTGCTGCCTCCTTATCTTTCGTGTTCCTTTTCCCGCGCCTTTATCGGCGGATATTTTTCCACATACTCCTTGACCGTGCTGCAATCGCCTGTGCAGTAATTCAAGTCCTCCGGCGCAATGTCGCGGTAGCCGTCGGGCGGGAGTTTAATAGGCTCCCGCGTGATAAGCGTCCCCCAATGGTTTACCATAATGCCGCGCGCAATCTGACAGGCGATACCCTGGCAGTCATCGTCATGGCGCACCTCATACAGGTACAGTCCCTTTGGCAAGGTGCTTCTGTCGATTCGCAAAGAGGAAAAAAGCGCGGGCTTGCCCAAAATTTCCACTTCCTCAAAGTTCTCTGTCATAGCGTTAAATCGTGCCATTTTTGCTCCTTATCTCGCGTATTCCTCACGCTGTCGCTGCCTTTGCGGAAAATCCCAGCCATAGACCTTGCCGATCTCATCGCCCAAACGCCGCGTGATACGGGTTATATCGGCGCGGGTCGCCCTGCCCGCATATATTTTGTTTTTCAGATAATCCTTTTGCGCTTCTGAAACGCCGTCCTTATATGTGCGGTAAAGATAGTGATTCGTTCCGTCGTGATGCACGGCGTCGCAGCGCATATCTCCGTTTTTATCTACATACCAGGTCGAATAGTCGGTATCTGAAAACAGACAGTCGCGGATATTTCCGCTCGTTATCTCCTTATATCCCATGTGTCTGCCGTTCCATAGCCCCAAATCGCCAACAACGATGATAGGCTGTGCAAGCTGAATGTTTAGATTCATGCGCTCATCGTCAAGATAACCGCTGTTAATATCGTACATCAGTATATAGCGTTCATCATCGGACAGGTCGGGGTAGTTTTCTTCCAAATCGTCCTTCCAATCCTTGTAGTCAAGGTCATAGTTACTCCAAATAACGTGCCTGTGTTCCTGCGGCATATGAAAACCTCCTTATCGCTCCGGCTCATCACGCTTCTTTGTGCGTTTTGGCTGTCCATTATCAGCATAGCTGCGAGGATCGGCGGCTTTCGTATCCCACCCGAAAAGGCTGCCCGCGAGCATAGCCGCTTCCTGCGATTTGGTCACGCCCATGCCCTCGTTGAGGCTGTCGGCGTTTTGCCTGTTGTTCCGTTCATCACCGGGGATGTTAAAGCAGGTCGATTGATAGCCTTTTTGTCCACGCATTATTTTTATGAGATCGCCGCTTGACGGTATTAAGGAGTAGCAATATGCGGGCAAAAGCGGCGGCTTATGTGTGCGCTCGGAAACATCGCGCACTTCGCTTTCAATACGCTGCTCATAATCCTCATATGCCTTTTGTTTTTCGGATAGGTAATGCCCCCAAAAGAAATGGTCTGCGTCTGCGGTACGATACTGCCATGTGACGTAAGGTGCGGGCGCGTTCACGTTTTCTCCGATGGCAAAACCCTGTTCGCCCACGGGAAATCGCTCGATAATAGTATATCCCTGAATTACGGTAGGCTCTTTCATGTTCTTGTTCTCCTTTTTCAGTATTTGTATATAGCAAAAGAGCGCATGATCTCTCACGCGCTCCTGTATTCTCAGTGTGTTATTCTTCTTTCAACGCTTCGTCCAATCGATCTTTTTCAAGCCCTGCAACCGCAAGCTGCATACCAAGCTGAAAGCCCTTGCGGAATGTGATAAAATCGCTTTCGTTTCCGTAATCATCCTCATAATCCTTGAGCTTTTCAAACTCGCTCACAAGTTCACGGGGCAGCTTTTCCTTAAATGCTTGCCGTGCGTTGCTGTAAGCTGTTGCCGCCGCACGGTATTTCGCCGTTTCTATCTCGATCTGTTCAGCCGGATAGATCTCACCGTTGTATAGTTCCCGTAAAACATCTTTCATGGTACAAGACCTCCTTTTTGGCTAAACGGTAGCACATACCGCTATATTTATACAGTCTGCGACCATGAGAATATTATACGGGAATTATTCTGATTTGATTCGTTTTTGTATATCCTCTATGGAGGGAAGCTGTCTGCTTAAACCTTCCGGCAGACTGTTTGTGATTTTATATTCGCTGACGCCTATGGGCTTGCTCATGTCTTTCAAGGCATATTCCGCAACGAGGGCATTTTTGCTTTTGCAAAGCAGCAAACCAATAGATGAATTATCATTGTCCTTTTTAAGCATACCGTCAACAGCAGACAGATAGAAATTAAGCTGCCCCGCATATTCGGGCTTAAACTCGCCTGTTTTCAGTTCAATGACGATATAGCAGCGAAGATTGAGATTGTAGAACAGAAGGTCGATATAAAAATCATCGCCGCCCACGTTTAGGTGGTACTGATTTCCGAGAAAAGCAAAGCCCGTGCCAAGCTCCAGCAAGAGTTTAGTAATATCCTTTACGAGCGCCTGTTCAATGTCGCGCTCGACCATATCCTCTTTGAAAGGGATAAAATCAAAGATGTACGGGTCTTTCATCGTCTGCACCGCAAGCTCGCTCTGCGGTGACGCCAAGCGGTTTTCAAAGTTTGAGATCTTTTCCGCGATTGCCTGACGCTCATAAAGCCCGCTTTCTATTTGATGGATTAAGACGCTATGTGACCAGCCATTTTCGATGGTTTTTTGCATATACCAAACTCTAATGTTATCGTCCTTTACTTTGTCCAGCAATGCAACATTATGCGACCATGTAATTTGTGCAGACACCGTCTGCACAAATTCAATATCGGGATAAGTAGCCGCAAATTTAGCCATATACTTCAAATTACGGGCGGAATAGCCCGTTGTATTTGGAAAGGACAGCTTAATATCTGCGGCAAGATTATCTATAAACTTACTGCCCCATGTTTTATGCGCATTGATCACCTTACCAATATTGTAGTACAGCATGATAAGCTCACGGTTTACGCTTACTGTCGCCTTATACTGTGCGCTTTTTATCTCATTTTTGATGGATTCGATTGTTTCAAAATATTCTTTATTGTTCATAAGCATGGCAGCGTCCTCCTGACCCTATAACTATTCTATCATAATAACGGGCAAAGTAAACCGATAATCATAGGCGGGAGGGCGTTTTCCGCCCTCCCGCACATCAGTTCCCTTTACTTCTTGCGCTTATTCCTCACATAGAGAAAAACAGCGCCGCCCAATATGACGACGCACAGCACGATTGCCAGAATTGCCTTTAACTCCATTGATTAACCCTCCGATCCTTTGTTTTTCTTTCTGCGCTTGATGATAAAGAATGCAACACCGCCCGCAAGCAGCAGCACACATCCGCCAATCATTGCGGGAAACTCCCACCAATCGTTATCAAGACCGAGCTTTACGCTCTTGTTGTTCGGCACTTTGATCTCGATGGGCTTGTCCGCCGAGGTTTCCTTTGTGATTTCAGCCTTACGCGCCGTCACGGGGAAGTAGCCCGTGGGAACAACGGATTCCTCGATCCATATCGCGCCCATCGGCAGACCGATGATGAACGCCTCGCCGTTCCCGTCCACCATCAAATCCATGACCGTGCCTTTTGCGTCATAGAAATACTTGCCGTCCGCCTGTTTGGTAAAGGTCAGCGTTTCAAAGCCCAAACCGTCCTTGACCTTGATGCGGAAGCCCGCACCCGTCAGCGGCTTGTTCGTTGCGGCATCGATTTTGATGATTTTCATACCCGTCGGGCAGTTGTTCACGGTCACAGCAAGGGGGTTGCTCTTGGAATGAGCCGTAGTCAGCTCGACTGGGATGCTGCCCTCTGCAATATATCCGAGAGGCGCATCCTCAACAAGCGTATATTTGCCCGCCTTGAGATAACGAAACTCCGTATAGCCTTTATCATCCACCTTAAAGGTCTCCTCGCCATCCTCGGCGGCAATACGATAGCCTTTATCCGTCATCCTTGTTTTGACGGTGTTGCCGTCGGTGTCTTTGAGTGTAAAGCCGACGCCCGCAAAGGGTTTCCCCGTATAGGTGTTCATCTTGGTCACAGTCAGTGTGATGGGCTCATCCGTGAAAGAGGTCGTTCCCGTGACTTTGCCGTAATTGTCAATGGAGAAAGTAAAGACCTCGGTATTGAGCGCATACCCGTCCGGACATATCGTTTCCTTAAAGGTGTATTCACCTGCGGGAAGTTCTCTGATGGTGATCTTACCATCCTTATCCGTTACGCCCTGGTAGAACAGCTTGCCGTCCTTATCATAGATCTCCACCGTCGCGCCGGGGACGGGTGCTTCGCTGGTCAGGTCGGTTTTGGTGAGTGTGACCTCGTTCGCTTTGTTCGTCCGTTCAAAGACGGCGGTTTCCTTATCCTCGGTAGTCAAAGTGATCGTTTTGACCTCATCCGAGAGAATGAAGCCTGCGGGCGAAGTGATTTCCTTGACCTTGTAAACGCCTACTGGAATTTCAATTGTTTCCGCATATCCGTCGTCGTTAGTCTTGATGGTGTCGAACAGTTTGCCCGAAGCGTCGCGCACCTCAAACACAGCACCCGCAAGCGCGCGGTCATTATCAGCCGCATCGAGTTTATACACTCCGATTTTCGCTTTGAACATGGTGTTGTATATGGGACTGTCGTAGTGCTGCACGTTCAATTCGCTGTCGATGGTCAAAGGGATTTTTTCGGTAAGCATCTCAATCGTTTCCACGGGAACGGCAAGCTCTTTGAGATAATACTTGCCATACGGGAGCTTTGCCGTGCTTTCCGCAATGCCTTGATCGTCGGTGGTCAATACCTCCACAAGCACATCGGCGGGCAGGTCGCCAATCGTTTCTGCCGTATAAAGCCCGAAAACATAATTTTCTGCAAGCGCGTTGTAGAAGTCGATCTTCTCATAATTGAACTTTTCCGTGATCTTGCGGATCTTCACGCCGCCCGTCCGAAGCTCGTTGTCCGCCTTAATGGTCACGGACACAACGGGAGTATTCTGATCCTTGTAGGCAAGCGTCACGGTATGAACAGTATCGTCCACAATGTAACCTGCGGGGGCGCTCTTTTCCTGTACGGTGTAGTTTCCGAATGGGAGCGCGTCCGTTTCCGCAACGCCAGTGTTGTTGGTGGTAAGCGTCGCAACAACCATGCCCGCACTGTTTTTGACCTCGTACACAACACCCGCAAGACCCTTTTGTGAGTATGCAGGGACGTTCACCGTGCCGTATTCCGTTTCTTCAGACGCCTTGCCTGTCTTTATAAACCTATAAGCCGATGTTCTGCTTACGCGCAAAATCGCGGCAATTTCGTCTACGGTATATACGCGTTTATCCGTACATGGCATAGTAATTCGCTGCTTACTTGCACCATCCATGTTCTCACCACCAATCAAGAGTTCCTATTGACAGTATAGAAATGGTTGTGCGATAAATCAATTCTGCAAATGGTGTTGTCTTCCTGCGAATACAGCGCGCCGACGCTCTCGGCCACGTTTTCAGACGGCTTGATGGGAACGGGCGCGTCGGTCATAAGGGCTTTGAGCTTGGAGCGAAGCGGCATGGAAAGCGTGGCTCTTTGCTGTATGGGCTTGCCGTGAGTCTGCGATATGTCGAACACGCACTTTGCGTCATACGAGGTCGCAAGAGAGCCGTCCTCGCGGTTGTACTCGCCGTTGGCTTCGAGAATGAAAAAGCCGTTTTCGCCTCGCTTGACTGAACGCCCCTTTTGCGTCCAATCGTCATAGCTCATCACATAGCTTGCCTCGGGCTTCTGCGCCGCGATAAGCAAGGTGTTTGCCACGCTCGTCATGCCAAGCCTCGCCTGCGTTTTGATATATGCGGCAAGCATTTCCGGCTCTGAAAGCGTCCTGTCCGCCATTTTGTCAATCGTGTCGTAAAGCTCCTGCCGCTTTTCCTGCTTCTGCTGCGCCCATTGTTTTTTATCAAAGGGTTGCTCGCTGCACTGCTGCTGATTTGAAAACAGACTGTCGAAGTTCTCCATTATATTTACCTTCCTTTTTCTCTATATTTGTTTTTCTGCGGCTGCTTGTGCGTGGTCTGCCGCGTTTTATCACGGGCGGGCTGCTTCTGCTTCTCGGTCTGCCGCTCCGCTTTGATTTCTTGAATCTGCTGCCGCACGGAGGGTCGGGTGCGCTCCGGCTCAAAACTCTCCGCGTCGGAACGCTCTTTGCTGTTTGAGAAAGGCGCGGACGGATTCGATCTTTCCGTCCTCGCCTTCGTAGGGTTTGCCACCTTTTCCGTAATGTCGGCAGGTGGCTTATGCTCCGTTTTCTGCGGGGCGGGTTTCCCGAGAATATCATCGAGCGTTTTATCGTCCACAGTATGCGCCTCCTTTTCGGCGGGCGGCGTAGTGCGCTCCTTTGCGGCGCTCTGCTTCGCTTTGGCTTCGCGGGATTTCTCGATGTCGGCGCGAATCTTCTCTACATCCACGGTAGAAAGCGCAAACCTGTCCGCAATTCGGTTTACCCGCGCAGCGTCGTTGGCGTTTACCACCACGTCCACCAGACCATCTGGCTGCTTTTTGTTCACCACGGCAGCATAGAGAACGCCGTATTTCTTGGCTTCCTCGGCAAAGATTTTCATGTCCTTGTTTTTGATGACAAATACTTTGGTGGGCTTGCCGTTAAAAGCCTTCATGCGCGCCTTGCCTTTGGTGCGCTTTTGATCTTTCAAGACGACGATAAGGAAGGTGGCAAGGGATAGAGCGCCCTTTCCTGCAAGATTGGTCGCACATTCCACGCCTTTGACGGTCACGTTAGTTGCCATATTGACGATTTGTTCTGCCGCTTCTCCTTGCTGGCTCATGCTTTATCAGCTCCTTTTCTTTGATTTTCGGGTATATAAAAAGGCGCTTCAGGTGAAGCGCCTTGAGTGGCATAATAAACATAATGGGAAATTGACTTGTTATAGTGTCATATTGCTCAGAAGGATGTTAATCTTTTTCTCCCAAAAGCCATGTCTGAATTTGTTCGGCATTGGAAAGCACTGCGGAAAGAAGAATAATCTGCTCTTCCCCCAAAATATGCCCTCTGATTTCAGAAATCAGTAATTCGTAAATGGCCCCTCGACTTCCGTCATCAAACATGTGACCTTCATCAAATATGTAGAGACCAATTTCATCCAGGAAATCAGCTTGGTGATGAATGATATAACTGAGTTTCTCAGGGGTGCAAATCAGTATTTTCGATTTGAGAGACAAGAATAAATCAAGAGAAAAGTCTTCCTCGAGAACATCAGAGAACTGGTTGACTAAAACCTCATCCCCAAATGCCGAAATCATATCATTTGCTATTTCATTGCACAGAGCACGGAGCGGAGCAACTATTATTGCTGTAGTCGCTCTGTCTGAGGCAAAAGACGAACGAATAATCAGCTCAATACTTTTAGTTTTTCCTACTCCGGTTGGTAACTGTACTATCGCACTCTGACCCCTTAAAACCCCCTTTTCGCCAATAAGCTGTTGCGCAGGCCACAGCATTCTTGGAGCCTTTGGACTTTTAAGGTAGTCTGACCACAGGGACTGATCTAACTCAGAATACCTGGGTAGAAGGCTCCACGATGACTTGGACAAAGCCACCATGACAATGGCGCACAATATATCGACATAGTATATTTCCATCGGAGCATCCTTTTCATAAATCACTTTTCTATACTCCGATAATAGACTCTGTATTTCCTCCGCCCCTTCTCCGGTGTTGTAATAAGCCAGCAATAAACGGCAGACTTTTTCTCCATCAGGAGTTTCTTCACTTATATGAAAGTCTCGATTCAGTAGAAGATACCCAAGTAAGTCCCTCATGATTTTTTGAGGCACGTTGGTTTCTGGATTTGTTCGTGCAAAAAACTCAGAACATAAAACTTTTGCGCTTCCAAAGTCATCAGAGAGGAAATAGGATGCAGCTCCAGACAACAAAAAGTCATCATCATATTCTGCACGATCATTGGCCCCTACAGCCGCATCAAAGTATTGTGAAGCAGCCACTAAATGCGGTGAAAATTCTTCCATGTCAGCTGCGTTGTTTTCAATGACACTTTCGGCATATCGAGAAAGTATGTAAACAACAGGATAGGATAGTTCGTTCGAATTTAATGGAAACTTAGGATAATCCTTTTGCGGAATGTCATACTCTACAAGTTTTGCTTTGGCCTTTTGGTATTTGAGCATATAATTTGAAGTATTTGAGAAAATCATTTAATACACCTCTCGAATACTTGATGTGTCAGGGACATCAAATCTGCTCCGTGGACGTAAAAAACGGACTGATCTGTTTTCAGTTCCAAATCTGCTCCCTTAATACCGACAATGACTTTCTTTTCGACAGCTGACAAGCTTGAAATGGCAGCCCCTACAAAGGATGTTCTATA